CATCGCTCATGTTTAGGCCAAGTGCTTGTGCGGCTCCTTTGGCAACATCACCCAACTGCAAAATCTGATCTCGTGTCATGCCACTGCTCATAGCTTTAGCTGTAGCTTCGGCAGCCTCACGCAAGCTAATAGCACCTCCGCTAGCTGCGGCAAATTGCTTAGCAATACCGCCCATAGCTGTACCAGTAGCTGATCCTAGTTGATCTAAGCTGCGAATCATCATATCTGTTTGCATAGCTTCGCGCAGTGCATTAAACGCAGCGGTAACAGCAAATATATTAGCAGCATATGTAGCGTATAGGCGAACTAGTCCACCAAGGCCGCGGGCTTGGTCAGCAAAATCACGAGCGCTAGCACCGCCAGCACCTGCTGCTCCGCGAGCACGATTATACTCGCCAACTTCAGCACCAGTCATAGGGTCTAAACCAGCGCGACGCATAGCACCTGCACCAGTTTTAGTGCCGCGCATTAAGTTTTGTGAGCGCTCTAGCTGCTCATTTAATTTCTTAGCATCATTTGTACGTGTTTGTAACGTTCTGCTCTGATCTTGTACGCTAAGATCTATATCTATACGGTTACCTGCCATATTAACTCCAGGTGAATTTTTCTAGCTGCATATTTTATGCGAGATTACACCAAGTATACCACAAGGGTTTTAAAATGTCAAACACAAATATTTTGAGGAATAAAAAAGCCCGCTGTGTTAACTACTAGCGGGCTTTTGTTCTCGTTTATTTATTAATTCTATTCTAACATTATCAATTAGTTTAATTAATTGCACAGTTAATTTTCTGTCACTGGTGTCAACTTCCATATAGTCTAATACTTCGGTTAAGCCTATAAAGCTTTTACCTAAATATAAGCCATTGAATCCTTCCCACTCGTCTTTTAGCATGCGATAAACACTTAGTGCCTGTTGTACATCTAGTGGAAAATCCTCGTATTCTACAGGAATTTCACTGTCTACAGGATCGTTACCCATCATTTCGCACATTTCTAGGTAGCGCTCCTTGCTCATACTAACTTGCTGATTTTGAAAGTAGTTATTTAGTTGTGCTTCAACTCCTTGGAGTTGCTCTTGGAAAAGTTTCCCAAGTCATTAACTTGTTTTTAATTTTTAAACCTGTCCAACCTTTTACTGCATTTTCTACGTATAGTTGTAAAAATAATTCGTCGTTTAATTCTTCTTGTGGCTGACGATTTTTAAAGCTAGTTTTTGTTGCACGTTTACGAATATTTACAATTGTTTCACGACTTAAAAAAGCTAAGTCAATTTTAAAACCTGGCATACCAGGATATTCTACCTCAATACTTTTAGAGGGTACTAATAAGGATTTTAAACTAAGATCTGCCATTGTTACACTTTGTTAGTGAGACCGGTATAGTACCGGTCTCGGTTAATAAAACCTATGCGTAGTATTTTACGTTTAGTTCGTTTGTCTCTTGCAATTTAAAGTCGCCATTTTCTGTACCTTGAGCAGTAAAGTTAATAGTTGTACTAATAACTTGCTCAGTAGCAATTGTAGGAATTGTTAACACAACGCCTGGCATTTCAATCTCAACGCGATCTATTGCAGTAGTACCACCAATTGCTATTTTTAAGTAGTAAGCTGGATCTACGTCACTTGTACTGTTAGCTAATAAGTCGCCTAATAACTGTGCTGTTTGTCTAGCACCTGTGCTAGCATTACTATCGTTATTTGCTCCACTAGCTGCACCACTACGTAAGTAAGCTGTTAAGCTACCACTAATAGCACGAGTTCCTGCAAAATATGTAGCCGGTTGATTAACAATACCTAGTGTAGCAGGTGTTAAATAACTAACATTATTGCTAATTGTTAGGTTGCCACCAGTTAGAGGTAAGTTGTAATAGTTACCACTTGCTCCGCCAATACCAGCACGTAATGTTAGTACACTTAGTTTATTAGCAATAAATGCTGCACTAGTAATTTTTGTTTTAAAGTCTCCAGCTAGTGATCCGCTCCAAGTATCTGTATCAACAAATGTTGGTGCTGCAATTTGACGAATTGCTTTAGCCTGTCCAGCCCACTGAATACTAGCAATGGCATCAATACCAAAATCAATTGTAGCTGTATTTAACACGCAGTCATCAATAACAAAGCAAGCTGTGTCAATAATAACAATTAGTCCAAAACGTTGTAGTTGATGTGCATTGCTGTTTGTAGCTACGCAAGTTGCTGGGCTTGTACCTGTAGCAACGTTTGTCCAAGCTGCTCCACTAGCAAGTGTTCCAGGAGTTGCACTAATTGCTGCTGTACCAAATAGTGCGTTCCAAAGTACGCTTTCTTCTGCTGTAACAATAGTACCATCATCTACGGGGCGAATATAGGTAGTCATGTTAAAATCAACTGGGTCTAACTGTGTATTAAAACTACGTTGACCACGAACTGGGCTAGCACCTGTTTCATTTAGTGTAACTGTTTCACTAGTAGTATTCTGACTAAAGCCAAAACCATCTAATACCTGAATTTCTCTAGTATTAGCAGCAGTAAAGCCACTTGCAGCTACTACCCCTAGTGTTGCTCCGCTGTTACCTACATTGGTAGTAAAGAAAACTCTACTATTACGAAGTAAATTAAAACTCATCTTTTTATCCTCATTAGAGGTGTTCGGCTAGCCACGACTAGACTATTATCTGTGCTGGGCTTTAAGAACACGGTTGCTTACATGATCTGATAACGAACCTGTAAGTTAATCTCGCCAACTGCATAGGGAGCTAAGAGGCCCTCGTCCGTAGTTATCGAGTCTATTAAAATTTCTGTTGTTTCATAGTTGTTGTCACTATCGTACACTAATTGACGGTTGTTGTCTATGCAATGCTCTAGGTCCTCTAATAGTTGCTCTAGTTGCTCTTGTGCAAGTTCCTCGCTTTTACAATAAACTTTTACACATACTCCAAGCATGCCCCAGGCAAAGTCTGCTGGGTGATATTCACGCATTTCCGTACCAGGACTTAGGTATACACTGGGAAAGTCATTTACTTCGTCCCAGAATTTTAATTTAGCAAAACTTTGATTTTGCAAGTTAGTTGTATAAGGCGCTGTGCCGTCTATAGTTTTAAACTTTTCAGCAAGGGCCTTTACTATACTAGTTCGTCTGCTCATACTAATACGGCCCTTAATCTTGTTATCTTGGCCTGTGCTGCTACTTCGCGTATACTTTTACTAATTAGCAGTTTAGGGTTTCTACTTCTAGGTTGTTCCTGTTTTCCACCATCACTAAACGTTGCATATGGATAACGCATATAATCATAGTATGCAGTAACCATACCTTGTTTACCTTGTGTTAATCGCTCTACTCGTACACTTTCAGCAAATCTACCACTACGTAGGTTGAGTATGTCCCGCCTATTACCATTACCCATGTTTTGCTTTACAGTTTGAACAAGGTTACTATTTAGTAAATTTTGTAATGATAATAACTTATTATCTTGCTTTGTAACTCCTGCTATCATTGGCTGTTGTTTAGCAACAACTTTTGCAGGTCGTTTTACTTTTTTAACACCTTTTGTAAAACCAGTGATCGTAGGTACAGTTACCTTATCAGACTTTTTATTAGTTTTTGTTACTTTTTGTTTAAAGGCTGTTACCGTTTCGCCTTTAATCGTAGCCATAATACTATTAGCTATATAATCTAAAACACTAGGAGAACCTCTGCCGGTTACTAAAGCGCGTCTAATCTGTGTAGCTATTTTTCCGCCAACTGCTCCTATTAGTTCGCCTAATTTTTTTAATGTTTTAGAATTAGATTGCGTATTAATAGATCTTTCTAAAACACTACCGCGTCGCTGATTAACTACGCTGTTTTCAAATCTAACAATATTACCACCAATACTAACAAAAACTTTAATAAAACCTTCACTAAAATCTTTTTCTATGGTTAGGTATTCTTCTGTTTGCCTAGCTTGCTCAATAAAATTTATGCTAGCTTGTTGTGCTGCTAATAATCCTTGAGCGCTGCCACTAGTATCAGTAATTATATCAAAAATAATATTAATTACTTTTGGACTATTAAATTGTAATTTAATAGATCCGTCTGGTTCTTGGTAACCTATGGCTGTATGTCCGTAGTCTAAAAACTCTGCAATACTATTTACATTTTTTATAGGATTTAAAGATAGCTGCCGGTTTATTTCTTTAGTAAAACCTGACGTAATATCATTAAAGTTATTGTATAAAAAGACGTCTCTATTTACATTACTTAAATCACTGATATATAGAGTATCTACAAATAATTCTTTTAATCCTTGTAGTACAGTACCATACTCCCTATCATATCTAATAATTTGATTAAGTTGACTTAGTAGATTTCTTTGCGAAACACTAATAGCTTTAGTAGCAAATTGTTTTGCTGCTAGTTTAATAGTTTTAACTATTAATTCTATCTCTTTATCACTTAACTTGCTATTATCGTACTTTTTATCTAAACTAGGAGTGTATGCGTCACCTAGTGCTGCTTTTAATGACTGACCTATATCACTATATTTTTTTAATTCACGCTCTATGTTATTGTAGTCAATAATTAACATAGTTGGAAAAACACTGTCTACAATTTGTCTAAAGTCTAGTGTTTTTCGCTCATATAGTCTAGTATCTGCTTGTTTTAACCCACGACTGGTGTATGTTCCTATATTATTTACTAACTCTTTTGGTAAGTCTCTAATAAATTCTACATCAGCAGTTTGTGTGGACTTCATTATGCATAGTCCGCCATATACTGATCTAGTACACGCTTAATATGTGCTGGAAAGTTTGTGGTGGCTACATATTGTATCTGCGTAACATTAGGCGTTACATCGCGGTTTACATGTACTGCACTGTTATTCTTCGAATAGTATTCTACTAAGTCTAGTACGGCTAATTTAAGATCATCTGGTACAGTTTCATAGCCTGCTGTGTAGGTTACGCGGTATCCGCGCATGTATTCTTGAAACCAACCACCGTTACTTATAGCTCTAATTGTATCGCCGTCTGCTATCCAGTCGGTGTACTTGGTTAGTGCAGTGTAAGTTTGACCATAGTCTACGCTTCTACTAACCTGCGTAACTGCAACAACTGGTGTTTCTTTTAATATTAGTTGTTGATAGCCGCCGTCAAAATATTCAGTTTTACTTTCATCGTAGTAGTCAGTAAAATTTCTGCGGCAGTAGGTTTTTACTAACTGACTAACTTTAGGAATTAACAGATCAATTTCACTATCTTTATTAGTGCTTGTAATTCCTAGGTAGTTTTTATACTCTGTTCTAGTAATTAAGTCAGCCATAAATCCTCCTGTGTCTCTAAAACCTGCTAGACCAGGCTTTAGAGACAGGGCTCCAAAGAACCCCGTCAATATTAAAAATTAAGCTACGTAACGGATTGCTGAAACAGCTTCACCATCTGTATCGCTCATTTGAGCCATAGCCATACGCATACTAGCAACTAGTACACGGCTCTGTGTTTCCACATTGTCGTCTGTGTCAATACGTAGGCCACGATGGTTACCAACCATAAAGTTACGTGGGTTAACAATAATTGCAGCAACTGCACCAGCTGCAGCAGCAGCAAACTCTGCGCTAACGATAACTGGTGTATTACCAACTGAACCAATCTGACCTGTTAATAGTGTGGCACGATCACCAACTTTATCAACTGTTAGGAAGTTGGCATCTTCTAGTAGCTCATAGTAGCTTTGTGTGTTAACGAACACAACTAGCTCGCTGGGCTCTAGACCCCAATATCCTAGATCTTTACGTGCAGCTTGAATCTTAGCGGCTGTTAGTCCAGCACCAGCTGTACCAGCAGCAATATCGCTTAGGTCAAGAGTAACTGCACTGCTAGCATCATAAACTGCTAGACCTGTGATAGGATCGCTACCTGCACCGGCTCCGATTAGCATTGCTTTGTCAACGCTCTTAGCCATGCGGCGGATCATTGCATCACGAACAACTGGTAGAATAGCAACTAATGCATCTTCATCTTCTTCAAAGGCAATGTACTCACGTGTGGCTAGCTTGTAGCTGTTGAGTGTTAGCTCTTTTAAGCGATGTGTAGCTGTAGCACCGCTACTGTTGCTTGT